CGAGCCGCCCGCCTGTATCCATTCGCGTATGGCCCACCACATCTCGGTGCGCTTGTTGATGAACAGGTTGGCGTAGGTGGCCTTGCCGCCGAACGGCACCTCTGTCACGTCGTATCCGAGTTGCCGCAGGCGGTCAATCACGCCCGCGCCGGCCCCGGCGTCGATGAACACGGCGTCCGGGTCGCGGTCCTCGATGACGTTGGCAACGGCTGCCGCCAGCGCCATGTTGTCGATGCCGTGGTGAACGATGGGCTTCTCCATTCGCAGCCCCTGGCGCAGGACAATCACGCTGCGGTCGTCGCCGAATCGGGCCGGGTCAACGCCGACAATAAGCGGCTGGTCGATGATGTCGCCGTCCTGGTACTCGCGCTGCGACGCGTTCTCGGCGTCGGAGAGGCTGATGAGCTGGTCGTCGCCGGCTGCGCTGAAGTCGCACAGATACTCGCGTGCGAACGCTGCCTCGGGCATGTCGCGCTCAAGGCGCTTCACTTCGTCGGGCGCGAGCGCGTCAGTGTCGTACACCGTGTACTTCGCCGCATACCAGTCCTCGAGGGAACCGCTTGCTGCGCGGTAGTACAGTTCGCTGAACATGTTGATTCCGGCGGGCGTGCCGATGAACAGCGCCCAGCCGCGGCGGTCGGAGAGCGCTGGCTGGATGATGGCCTCCCATACCTCGGGCTTGATCTGCGCCACCTCGTCGATGACGCATCCGTCCAGGCGCACGCCACGCAGGGCGTCGGGGTTGTCGCCACCGAACAGACGGATCGTGGCTTTGTTGTGCTTGAACGTGACGGCGAGGTCGGCCTCGTTCACGTCCACGGTCCCGGTGCGGATGAACGGGTCAATCCTCTGCTTCAATCGCGCCCAGGCGATGGCCTTGGCCTGTTTCAAGAATGGCGCGACGTACACGAAGAACCCGAGATCCGACGTGCACTTGACTGCCCGGTGGAGCAGTTCCATGAGGGCGAGTTCGGTCTTCCCAGCGCGTCGGTGCAGGGCGAGGACGGTGAACCGACGGCGCTCGAGGTGGCACCGCCGCTGCCAATCCCGTGGCTCGTAGCCGAGGCGGATGGTTTCATTCGCCATCAGGTACGCCAGTGATGACGTTGAGGGTGATTCCGCCGCCGTGATCTACGGCGACCTTCTCGCCGTACTTGGCCGGGTTTGCCATGCGGAGGATCTTGAGCTTGGTGTCGATTTGATATCGCCTCCACGCGGCCTGGACGGGCGTTTCCGGCTCGATGTCTGCGATCTCACCGCACTGCTCGAACATGGCCTCGAGTCCAGATTCGCGTGCCTCCCTGTAGCGTTGCGCAAATTCAGGGTCTGCCTGTATCCAGCGAAACACAGTCACGCGGTCGGGCTTGCCTTCTCGGTTGGAGAATGAGGTCAGTGTCTTACCTTTCGCAAGCCACGTAAGCACTTCGCTGGCAAGCGGTTCAGGCGCTTTGGTTAGGGCTGGCCGTCCCACTCTTCGCTTGACGAGGGCGTTTCCAGTCGGCGGGGAGACAGGCGCGACGCTGGTATCGGCAGATCTTGCTGACGGTGGTCCAGCGGAGTCCGAGGTGTTTGGCGATGCGACGATATCCCCAGCGGTGTTCTTCGTGGAGTTCGCGGATCTCTTGGACGATGGCCTCTGGGATCGTGGCATTGTGGTGTGTTTCCCCCACGCGGCGGCCGTTCTCGCCGTAGGCCGCGAGCTTTCTCACTTGCGCTTCTTGCCCTTTGCCTTCACGTCTGCGCGGTTGAACTTCTTTGCGACTGACATGGGGACTCCCACCTTCTTTGCGAAGCTTTTGGAGTGGGCTGCTGCAGCCATAAGGCGGCGCTGCGCCGGCGACTTGCTTGGCATTACGTGGCTTCCTTGGCGGTAAGGGTGATCCGTAGTCCTGCTGCATCGGCAAGGGTGATAGCGGAATCGAAGGTGGCAGTGCGCTTCCCGATGACGGGCGCGGTGGACAGCAAGCACATCACGGTATGCGCTCGGAGCTTGCCCTGCTGCTCGAGGTCGCGTGCGACCTGGCTACGGGTTCGGCCCTGTGCGACGACAGCCGTGGTAACGGCCGCCTTGAAATCGTCATACGAACTGATATCCATTTCCCAAAGTATATCAGGGTTTGCACAGAGGTTCGCCGAAATCTTCGGAGGTTGCCGCCCAGATGAGACGCGGCGTGCCTGGGCCGAGTTCGTTGGTTTCGATGTTGTCGGTGACGAACGTGCGTGCTTCGCCGATGGACATTTCGTGCTCGTCGCGCAGGCGTGCCGCGATCATGTCTGCGGAATATACGGCGACGGGTATCCCTGACCGTTCGGTTGACTTGGGGTACATGACCCCGAGGAGACAATCGTCCATGTTGGCGAGCAGAATGGGGTTTCGTCGCCGTCGCATGGCGGCAGTTTACCAAATCACTTGCTAAATCCACGTTCTCCTTCACCGATTGGTTCTGGGTCTGGCGGCATGACGCCGTACGTCTTGTTGACCCAGTGCCTGAAGTTCTCGTAGTCAAGCCGCACGCGTTCGCGGTCCTGTTGCCATTCTTTGGTGTCGAAGTCCTCGACACTTTCAAGCCAGTGCTCAACGTCCTTTCTGGCCTGGTCCCATGCTTTTCCAATATCGACATGTTGCGAGATGGAAAGCACTTTGCGGTAGTCCGTCTTTCCATTCGGGAGTTCGATGATCCAGTCGAACTCATCGTCACTTTCGCAGGAACCCCAGTATTCCAACATCGGCGCAGAGTGTTCTGGAACGATGGTGGTTCGTGCGGAGTATTCGGTGCCCGAATGGCTCCAAAGCGTGTCAGTACCATCCGTCTCGAGGTACTTCGTCCCAAACGTGCGATCCCATTCACCGATTAGCGCAGAAAGTCGCACACGGTCAGGACGCAATTCCTGTCTTAATCCACCCGGCTGCGGAATCATGGTTGATTGGCACCATTCCTGAAGCCCAGGCACGTTTAGAACCATTCGACGCTTCTCTGCCTCTCGCCACACAATCGTGTACCAGCTCATCGGTTTCCTTTCGTTGGTCGGTGTATACGCGGTCGTATCAATCATAGCGGACATGGGTTCTTGCGGCAATAGTCGATGGCGACCGCCAGCACGCGGTGCGTGTCGGGACTGATGCCGAGGCGCTCCTTCGCTGCATCAATCTCCGCAGCGGTTGCGGTCTTCAGCACTTCCTTCGCCCAGGCGTCCCAATCCGCATACTCCGCCGGCGACGGGCCTTGCAAGGAGGTCGCATCGCGCCGAGTCTGCACGACTTCGCCACGCGCAAGGACATCGGCCTGTGGCACAATCGCGCAGTACGCCTTGTGAATCGCAGCAATGTCCGGCTTCGTGTCGCGCTCAAGGCGGTGCTGGCGAATGCATTCGCGCAGCTTGTCCTGGTGCAGCGACCCCCACCGCTCGTTCAAGAGCCGCGACAATTCAGGCTCGAGCATCCACTTTGGCCACAGTTCCCCCATCAGATTCCGATTGTCCATCCATGTGATCGTTTGCATACGCGGAAGTATACAGACAGGCACTCCCGGCTGCTAGCGTGGGGAATGAAGTTCAGAAGAGAACGATGCGGATGTATCTGCAAGGAAGTGAATCCGATCCGGCCTTTCGCGCCGCCGCTCTGCTGCGCTCCGCAGGTGCTTCGCTCCGCGGCGGCTCATCGCAGGGGACGTTCAGGTTGATATCAGTTCACACGGTGAGCGCGAGGGAAGCATGACCCCCAAAGGGGGCCACGTTCAACCAGCCCACGCGGAGCCGCGCATCGGTCGAAGCCACGAATTTCACCATTTCGCTGGAGGATTGCCAGCCGCTACCTTCGTGGGGGAGCGCACCTTTCGGTGGCGCAGGGTAGGGTCAAACCCCTGCGACTTCATCCATGCTCCCCTACCGCGCCGGGAACGTGTTGCGGCATTGTTGACCCTGAGGCCAGGTACGGTACAATGCAACCGCGCAGGAATTCGAGGCCCGCATGATAGCACCTCGGTGCGAACATGCAAGCGCATGAAACGGCGTGGGTTTCGACTCACGCCGATTTCATTTGACACGGGAATACTTCCCTGTATCATTCGCTCGTCGGGCGTTCGTTTTTGCGATAGTCTGCGCGTGCAGCCTATGCCCGACAATTTAGCCCCCGGAAGCTCGCCGCGTTGATCGCAAGATCCGCGGCGAGTTTGTTTGATATCATCTCACCATCTAATACGCGTCTCGCCCCAGACGCTGCATATCGCCAAATGGCGACGCGGGAAACCGCGCACAGCACGGCGCAAGGCTCTGGCGCACGACACAGCCCCCTACCGCGGGGCTGTGTTGTTTCCGGTACCGGAAATTGCCGCGTACATGGAATCGACACATGCATGAGACAGCAGCGCGTGCTTTCAGCGTCGCGCCCTGTCCCGGCGGAAGGTTGTTGCTACCCCAATGCTGGCCTGCCGACGGTCGTACCTCGCGGCCTTGTGCGCCGGCGCATGTGGGTGGTTGGCCTCCGACAGCCGCAGACCCACGTCTCCGCAATTGAAGTATATCATTGCGCATATGCCTCGCCACGCAAATCTGCCGTTTCACCTGTACGTGCACGTCTGCAACACGGCGCTCGGCCCCAACATGCCCGCCGGCACGACACGTGGCATCTGGCACGCCATCTACGCCAGGCCCGGTCAAATCGTCACGGGACACGTGCTGCTTGAGACGGGCGCGGAATGGTGCGGCGTCCCGCTCCACAAGCTCGCGGCTCGAGCAGAGGCGTTCGAGCGCAAGGCGCTTCCTGGCTTCTGCGAACCGCACGACCTCCAGCCGTGGGGAGCGATGGGCGACCACGCCGAGGTTGTCCACATGGCGTATCTCGAAGGGCTGGCGATGGTGGGCGTCAGTGCGGAACGCGGGTTCTGCGGCCGGCACACCGGGATCGTGATCGACTGGGCGGACGGGTTCAGCAGATACCCCCAGGAGCACAAGCCGCTCAACCTCATTGAGCGGTCGGACGGCAGGTTCCTGCTGTTCCCGAACAACTACTGCCGATTCATGGATTTCCACTTCACGTCGCACAAGCGCGATGCCGACCTCGCCAAGTACCGACGAGGCGAGGACGTGTACTGGCTCGATTGATGATCGCGTGTACACGTCTCAATAACGTGTACGCAACTTCCACTTTCTTGAACTTTACTGCTCGCGCCTGTAGCCCAAACGCCACAGCAGTCGTGCGATGTCGGTTGCAGTATCTGCTATGGCTTGCTCGTCAAGCTCGGGCCGGATGCAGTGGAGGGCTTCGTGGATAGTGGTATCCAATCTGTCCTTCTCAGACGGCCAAGTTGCCACGCGAATAATGCGACCATCGACGTGGCCTGGGTCTTGCATGTCACCGTAGTCCCGCATGTTGGGGACAAAGCGCAGCGTCCAGTACTTGCCGCCGAGTCGGACGCGCATGGTGGCCTCACTTGAATCCGCGCTTCATCGCCTTGTATGCCGAGGGACTGATGGTGGACTTCGACTTCGGTCGGCTGGTGCCAGCCGCACGCCGTGCGTTGATGTTTGCGTACAGGCCGCGCTTTGCTGTCTTCTTTGCCATGATGTTTATCCTCTCGAGTTCTTGCCGCTGCACTTCCACTTCGCAC